ACGCATCAACTACAGGTTTGCTGTACGTCTTATGAAGGCTATGAATGATGAGTATATGTATCGTTATGTGGCTAGAAGTGATGGCAGTGTGAACTATGGTCACAAGTCTATGCGTCACTTTGATGCGCTGGTTGAGGCAGAAAAATATATACCTGATGTATCTAACTTTATGACACCGCATCCGCAGTGTTTCAGTGGGCATGATGACTGCAAGACTAATGAGGATTGGCCTATCATTGCCTATCGTGCGTTTTACAGGGTTGACAAGAGTAGTTTCGCTAGGTATAACAATGGACGTAATATGCCACAATGGATGAAGGAGAATTGTAATGGCTAAAAAATTAGAGAACATGACACAAGATGAACGCTTTGCTTACTGGGCAAAGGTGCGTGAAAAAGAGAAGGCTGAACGTGCAGTCAAGATAAATAAACTGACTTATGCACAACGCATGGCTGTCATTGAAGTACACAGATGGCTTGACAACGTGCTTGACACGGCACTGTACCCAGACATGGGCGGCATTCGTTCTGTGTCTGCGTATGACCTGCAAGAACTGTCCGATGCAAAGGACACACTGCAATTTCAATTCAACTTGAATGACTAATTCAAAAATCTTCGGGTAATGGAAAGATTGTGGGTTGACTTTGAAAGAGATATATTATATAACACAAGTACAGTTAACAGAAAGGAGACTGAATATGCCACTAGACTTTACACCTACTGAACTTCTGCCGGAGAATATTAACTTTCCTGTGGAGTTTGAGCCTACGAAATTTAGCAAGTCAAAGTATGTTATCAATGGTAACACTGGCGAGTATCTTGGTATTGTTGGTAATGGTTTTACCTGTGCGTCACATGGTGACTTCTTCACTCGCGCACATAACACAATCTCTGAGCATCTTGGCGAGGAGTTTTGTGACAACATGAACATCAGCTACAAGAGTGCGCGTAACAATGCGTGGGTTATGATGGACATGACTATGCCTAACGTGCTACGCAAGGTTACTACTGACAAGCATAGCACTACCATTGCACCTCGCTTGATTGCATTGCATGGTATTGATGGGTCATGTAGTAACATGGTATTCTTTGGTGCGATTGATTTCTTCTGCACCAATGGCATGATTACTGGTGACTATGACAAGGTTAAACGTAAGAACACTTCTAACTTTAATCTTGACACGTTCATCAAGGAGTTACAAAACTCTGTGTCTGATTTCTATGAGACAGCAGATAAGTTTCAGCGTTGGGCAAACGCAAGTCTGATGACTGTCGATGTCAAGGCTTTGCTTGAATCCGTAATCAAGTCTGACCGCAAGTCAGAGAAAATGTTTAGCCTGTATAATCAAGAGGTCAGTACACGTGGACGTAACGTATGGGCATTGTATTCTGCCTTCACAAACTACGCCAGTTATGCTGATGAGCGTAATGGTTTTAATCTACGCAACACTGGTAATGACACAGAGGCACAGTCAATGTGGTCACGTGAGCAGGAAGTGTCTAAGTGGATTAGCACACCACAGTTTAGAGCAATCGCGGCATAATGTCACAGCTAACTAAACTTGTGGAAGATTACTATTCTTCCTATGATTACAGGAACTTACGTGACGAAAGTAAAGCACAATATAAATACTTTCTAAACGTAATGATGAACACAGAGGTAGAGGGCAAGCCCCTCTGCCGCTATGACTACAAGCAGTTGCCAACTCGTGTAGCTAAAGTTGCGTACAATGAATGGTGTGAGAAAGGTATTCATATGGCTAATCATATACTGTCTTGCACCAGAATTGTATTCAATCATGGTTTGCGTATGGAACTGTGCGTCACTAATCCTTTCGCTAACATACGTAGGAGAGCCGCAGAGAGGCGCAAGACTGTGTGGAGTAGAGAGGATGTACGAAAGCTGTTAGACGTAGCGTATGGCGATTTTAGCACACGTAACATTGGACTGATTGCTCACATGGCATACGAATGGTGTCAGCGTTTGGGTGATATGCGTGTGCTTACATGGAGTAACATTGACTTTGATACAAAGACAGTACACATTGAGCAGTCAAAGCGACATGCTGATGTACATCTGCCTATATCAGAGGACTTGTTTGAAATGTTACAGCAACAGGAACAAGACTTTGGCTTTCAGAAGTACGTTGCGCCACGCCCAAATGCTGTTCGTGGTGAGTACAAACCATACACTCTATACAATCTGCCTTTGTATGGCAGGAGATTGATGGAGCAAGCAGGTTTGTCAGATGAATTACGTTTATCTGACCTACGCAGGACAGGTACAACAGAAATGGTTGAGGCTGGTGTCGGTATGGCACAAATTATGTCGGTTACAGGACATGCTAACCCAAGTTCAGTTAAACCATACCTAAAAAATACGTTGTCAAGTGCAAATACAGCATTGACAGCACGAGAAATACATGGTAAAAGCATTACAAGTGCCGCAAAGGAAAGTGATATATAATGAATAGTATATATAACATTGTAAGTGATATGGATATACCTAATGGAACTACAAAGAGGATTAATTGTCCTAATTGTGGTGGTAGTAAGACATTCACAGTGACAAATAACATGGGCAGCCTTGTGTGGAATTGTTACAAGGCTTCTTGTACATTAAAAGGTGGCACTAGAGTTCATCTATCTGTAGATGATATACGTGCTGGCTTTAGTGGTGCAGAGGAGTTTGCTGAAGACACCTTTGCATTACCACAGTACATCATACCACACAGAAAAAAGCGTACTGTGCTTGCCTTCTGTTATCAGTACAGGCTAGACCCAGATAAGTTGGGTGTCATGTATGATGTGAAGGATGACAGGATTGTATTTCCTGTAGTGCATGACGGTGTGACCGTGGATGCTACAGGCCGTGCCATTGGTAAGCGATTACCTAAATGGAAACGATATGGAAAAAGTGGCTTGCCATATACATTCGGTTGTGGTAAAGTCGCAGTAGTTGTTGAGGACTGTGTGAGTGCAGCCGTGGTTGGTGGCAAATCCTTTGTCGGGGTTGCGATACTTGGTACATCTCTACAAGAGTCGCATAAAGGGTATCTTGCACAGTTCTCAACAGCCGTAATTGCATTAGACCCCGATGCACTACCGAAGACTTTGCAGATGGCAAAGGAACTGCGTGGACACGTGAACGATGTTCGTGTACTGCGTTTGAATGATGACTTGAAATATCGTAACCCGACAGATATGGAGAATTTATATGGAATTGTCGCTGATTAGAAGTTTAATGGACAGGTCTTTCTACGATGACCATCGTGGTGCTAAGTGTCCTGACCGCCTGTTCAGTAAAGATGTTCGCAAGATTAAATCTGTCATTGATACAGCTATGGACAGATACGAGCGTACTGTAACGCCAGATGAGATTGAGGCATTGTTTATGTCAGACAATCCAACTCTTACTACAGCACAGAAGCAAGCATACTCTGCTTTGTTTCATAAGATTAAGTCTGAAACACCAATGGGTAGTGATGTAGCACAGGAAGTGTTGTCTAAATTATTCCAGCAGGTTGTTGGAGAAGACATTGCTAATCTTGGTTTTGATTATGTGAATGGTGACAAGTCTAGTCTTGAGCCATTGCGTATGTTGCTTGAGCAGTATGGTGATGACTTCACACCTAATCTTAATGTCGAGTGGGATGACATCGAGATTGAAACACTGATGGCAAAGGCTGACTTGGAAGCACGTTGGACTTTCAACATTGCCAGTCTTACACGTAAAGTGGAAGGCGTGAACGCTGGTCACTTGATTGAGATTGGTGCGCGGCCTAACACTGGTAAGACATCATTCCACGCCAGCTTGATTGCTGCGCCGGGTGGGTTTGCACATCAAGGTGCTAACTGTATTATCTTATGTAATGAGGAAGGCTACCATCGTGTAGGTGCTAGATACTTGACCGCTGCTACAGGCATGACAATGCGTGAGATAAAAGACAACCCAGCTAAAGCACGTGAGTTGTATGCGCCTGTCAAAGAACGCATTAAGATTAAAGATGCGACAGGACGCGATATGAATTGGGTAGAGTCTATCTGCAAGTCATACAAACCAGACCTTGTGTTGCTTGACATGGGTGACAAGTTTGCCAAGACAGGTGGCTTTGCTCGTACAGATGAAGCACTCAAGGCTAATGCTGTACATGCACGTATGATTGCAAAGCAACACGAGTGCGCTATGTTCTACATGTCGCAGCTATCTGCTGATGCCGAAGGCAAGGTACTACTCAATCAGTCTATGATGGAAGGTTCACGCACAGGTAAAGCTGCTGAAGCTGACTTGATGATATTGATTGCAAAGAATCCTGTTGTTGATGGACAAGAGGAAGAAGATACACAGCGTCATTTGAATGTTGTAAAAAATAAGTTGACAGGCTGGCATGGTGTGGTACACTGCGAACTTGAGTATCAGACAGCGAGGTATACAGTATGACTATAGAAGACGATGATGTATATACTTACTGTAAGTCAGATATACCTGACTTAGAATATCTTTTGATTGAGGCAAGAAAAAGAGCAAAGCAATGTGACATAGACAATGACCACAAAATGCAATACTCTAATCGACACAGAAGAGAAGTACATAGAATTGAAAAGTTAATAGAGTTGATACAACTTTGTGGTGAAGTAGATGACTATGACCTTGGACTAGCACTTGTTAATAGAAAGTTTATTGTTAGTCTTGCTGACAACAAATGGAGAATATTAGGAAGAAACAAATGGTATAGGCACAAGAATGACCTCAAACATTTTGTTGACAACTATGTATACAAGGAGTGGAAGAATGAAACTAACACTTGATGTAGAGAACACAGTAACAAAGCGTGATGGCAAGATGCATCTTGACCCGTTTGAGCCAGAGAATATGCTGGTGATGGTGGGTGTGCTTACTGACCAAGGACAGGAAGACTTGATTACTTTTGACCACAGTGAGCGTGAGCATACGTATCACGGACACAACCTGCTTCAAATGTATCTTGACCAAGCTACTGTCATCATCGCACACAATGCTCCATACGACTTGATGTGGCTGTGGGAGTCTGGCTTTAAGTACGATGGCCCTGTGTTTGACACGATGCTTGCTGAGTATGTATTGCAACGTGGTATCAAAGAGCCGTTATCTCTTGAGGCTTGTGCAGAACGCTATGAATTAGATACCAAGAAACAAGATACCTTAAAGGAATATTTTAAGAAAGGGTACAGCACACGTGACATACCGCACGATGAGTTGTCGGAGTATCTGTCTGCTGACCTTCATGCTACACAGCAACTTGCTGACAAGCTAATGTATCGCTTGAATACAACACACGACAGTGGCTTACGTGGTACAGTAGACCTGACCAATCAGGTAGCGGTGTGTCTCGCACGTATTTATCAGCGCGGGTTCAAGGTTGACTTGTCTGTGTTAGAACAAGTGAGAGAAGAATTTGAAAAAGAAAAGAAACAACTTAACTTTGATTTGCACAAATATATTTGTGAGTACATGGGTGATACACCTATCAATCTGAATAGCCCAGAGCAATTGTCTTGGGTTATTTACAGCCGCAAAGTTAAAGACAAAACATATTGGGGTAATACAATTGAACCATACATGGATGATGCAGACTTTCGTAGTCTTGTAGCTACTGGTACAGAGAGGCTATACAAAACTATTGCACAGCAGTGTCCTTCGTGTGAAGGTGCAGGTTACATACGCAAACTAAAAAAGAATGGACAGCCATACGCTAAAGACAGTCGTTGTGTGCAGTGCAATACTGAAGGTTACATATACCAACCAACACTAGACATTGCTGGTTTTAAGTTCAAGCCACCGTCACCTAAGTGGGCAAGTGCCAATGGTTTTACTACAAGCAAACTAAACCTTGAGATACTTGAAGGTGCGGCACGTACCAAAGGTATGGATGATGCGGCAGACTTCTTACATAAGGTGCGTAGGCTAAGTGCTATTGATACTTATCTATCATCTTTTGTTGAGGGTATCCAGACGCACACCAAACAAGATGGTAAGCTACATGTTCGTTTGTTACAGCATCGTACAGCTACAGGCCGCTTCTCTGGTGCTGACCCTAACATGCAGAACATGCCACGTGGCGGCACGTTTCCTGTGAAGAAAGTATTTGTGTCACGATTTGAAGGTGGCAAGGTAATGGAAGCTGACTTTGCACAGTTGGAGTTTCGTGCTGCTGCCTATCTATCACAAGATGGAGTTGCTATTGAAGAAGTATCTACTGGATTTGATGTACACGCATACACCGCTAAAGTTATTAGTGATGCTGGTCAGCCTACGAGTAGACAGGATGCGAAAGCGCATACATTCGCGCCACTCTATGGAGCAACAGGCTTTGGAAGAAGCAAAGCGGAAGCTGCCTACTACGAACATTTCACGCAGAAGTATCAAGGAGTTGCCGATTGGCATTCCCGACTGGCTAAAGAAGCTATAGAAACACAGAAGATTACTACGCCTAGTGGCAGAGAGTTCGCTTTTCCTAGCGTTGTTCGTAAAGCTAGTGGGCGTGTAAGTCACTTTACACAGATTAAAAATTATCCTGTGCAATCGTTTGCCACAGCAGACATAGTGCCTATCGCATTACTGCACATAGATGAATTGCTAAAGGATATGCAGTCGTGTATAGTGAACACAGTGCATGATAGTATCGTTGTTGATGTACATCCTGACGAAGAATCAAAGGTAATCAACGTCATACAACAGACTAATGATGCACTACCTTATCTTATTACACAACGCTGGGGTGTTGAGTTTAATGTACCATTACTTTTAGAAGCAAAAATTGGTCCGAATTGGCTTGACACTAAAGACGTAGCGTGATATAACTATGTCTCATTCGCTCAGAAAGGAGTAAACATATGACAACAGAACTAACGACTATTGACCCAAATAACTACGCTGCTATGGCGAAAGCAATGGGCATTGCACATGAAGGTGTGGGTAAAGCTAAGAGCAATACTCTTGCACGAATGCGCATCAGCCATTCGCCAGTAATGGGTACTGCTGAAGTTAATGGAAAGAGTGTAAACGTAGAAGTAATCGAAGGTGGAACATATAAGTTGGAGATTCCTGATGGCCCAACTTACTACGCATCTTCTGTAAAGATACGTCCTTTCATGCAACGCTTCATGTA